AGATGAGTGGTATAAACCTAAGAAAACAGAAGCTCAAATAGCAGAGTATGTTAATGGTTGTAAGTTTCAAGAAGTATATCCAGATCCAGAAAGTCCATCAGCAATAGAAGAACTACATAGATTAGGGATAAACATAAGAGAAGTTAGCAAGGGTAAGGATAGTATCAAGTCAGGCATTCAAAAGGTTAGAGAGTTATTTTTACAAGGTAAATTAAAGATTAACAGAAAGTGTATCAATTTGATTTACGAGTTAGAGACATATTCTTATGACGATGACAGTAGTGAGCATAATCAACAAGAGAATCCAATCAAGTTGAACGACCACGCTTTAGACGCTTTAAGATATGTTATTATGATGACTTATGATATAACGCCACCTACAAGGCAAGATAATATACGATTAAACGAAGTAAGAAATGAACAAAGAAACGAATTTGCAAGCTATTTCTAAAGAAAAATCAGAGGCTAACAAAAGATTAGCCAAAGAGTTTACGAGAGACTTTGAAAAGATATGAGAAGACTTGCACGACCCTGATAAAATAAAACTTAAAAAGCTAGAACAATATCGTGAGGAGCAAAAAAACTTAATAAAAAAAGATTTAGGATTTGAAAATGAATATAACTAAAATTATAACGACAGAAGTTAACAACTATTTGGATAACACAGTAGAAATATCTAGTGGTATTAACTTTAGTCAAGCTAAAATAATACATAGAATATCTTTGTTCCAAAACCACGTGTATCCGTCTGGAAAGTTTGACTCACAAGGTAGATATAAGTATTTCTACGATATTATCTCATCCAGAGTCAATTCCGAGATAAAGAACATTGACTTTGACACAAAAGATGTGCGTATATATGGCGAGCCAAAGGACAAACTGGCTACATTCCTATCTAATATGTATCTTTCTAAGTGATTAAAGGACAACAAGCAGGGTGAAGCTATCAATAATTCAATAGAAAACTTCTCTGCTTGAGGCAATGTAGTATGAAAAAGAATCAAAAACGACTATGAAGAGGTTGATTTGAAGAACTTTTATCTTACTAACCCAACAGCTGAGTCATTAGAAGACACAGATTGTATAGAAAGACACGTTTTATCTCAATCAGATTTAAGAGCCAAGAGTGGTGTATGAAAGAATGTGAATGAAGTGATTAAAACCTGTGGAAACTTCTTCTTTAATGCTACCGAAGGGGCTGGAGACATAACTTCTTCATCAAAGTTTTACGAGATTTATGAAAGAAATGGTGAAGTTAGCGAGAAAGACTTGTTCGAAGCACAAGGTAAACAAGGTGGGGATGAGGACAAGTATGTATTAGCTAAAGTTATTGTTGCCGGACTAAAGAAAGGTGACAATTCAAAGAACACAATCTTATTTGCAGAAGAGATTAGCGACAAACCTTACAAAGAAGCACATCGTGGTAGATATGAAGGCAGATGATTCAGAAAAGGGCTATATGAAATCTTATTTGACTGCCAAACAAGAGCCAACGAGATAGGTAATCAAGTAGCTCGTGGACTTGAATGAGCTTCTAAACAGATTTATCGCTCCAATGATAAACTGATTATTCAGAACGCTTTAACAGATATGAGAAGTGGAGACATTATTAAGAGCCAAGATCTAGCACAAGTAGAGACAAGACTACAAGGCTTTGACCAACTGATGGCTGATTGAAACAGAAACGTTCAACATGCCAACGAATTAGCTAATTCTTACGAAGTCGTTACTGGTGAATCAATGCCAAGCGGAACTCCATTCAGACTGGGTTCAATGCAGAATCAAAACGCTAACAAGTTATTTGATTTCTTAAGAGAGAAACTTGCTTTAGCTTTAGAGCCTGTGTTCAACGACTGAATCGTGCCACAAATGATGAAAGAATTGAAGAGCAAAGAAGTATTAGAGATTACAGGAGACGAGGACAGACTAAAAGAATACTATACAATGGTTATCAATGCGTGGTATATCAACAACTTACTCTCACTTCCACCTCATTCTATGGAAGAAGCTCAGACATTGAAAGACTTAAAAATGGAAGAGATAAAGCGAGACAAGAAACAAATGTTAAATATAGAGGATGGTTTCTGAGAAGGATTCAAGCCAAGAGCAAAAGTAGATATTGCAGGCGAAGGGCTAACACTTGCTCAAGACCTCGAAACACTGTCAACATTTATCCAATTAGAGACAGACCCTGTGAGACGAGCTTACTTATTAGACCAAGCATATGCCAAGAAAGGGATACTGATTCCGCCAGCACAACCACCACAACCAGTTCAGCCTCAACAAGTTAATCAACAGCCAGCTATGGCTATTAAATAAATAACATGGATGACTCAAAAATTCAAGAACTAAAAAGACACTTAGAGACAGAACAAGGCAAGGTATTACACGACTTTATACTAGCCCATTACAACGTCCTTAAAAATATTGAGAATATGAGAGAATATGACACAACTGCGTCTCAAGCTTTAGAAATCAAAGCCACAAAGAAGGCTTTACAGATATTAGCGAACATTCTTACAGAGATTGACTCGTTGAAAGAGATGAATATTTTAGACCAGAAACCAGAAGATAGTCTTATTATATAAGCAATCGTGAGGTGGAATTACCCTCATTAAACAATTTCATAAAAAATCGGGGATATTCCCCAAATAATTAAGTCATAATGACAGAAACAGAAAAGCGAAAACGTAAACAATATAAACTTGCTAATAAGGAGCATATCAAAGAGTACATGAAGCAGTACAGGATAAATAATAAAGATAAAATAAAACAATGGCGTCACGAAAGATATCTTAAAAACTTAGAGAGTGAAAAAGATTATAGAAAACAATACACTAATGATAATCGTGAATTCGTTGGGGAAATGAATAGGAAATGAAGATTGAACAATCCTGACAAAACTAAGGCAATAGAAAGAAGACATTATGAAAACAAAAAGAAAAAACCAAAAACTCCGAAACAGAAGATTGATAGTAACATGGGTAATGCTCTTTGCATAGCATTAAAGGGGAAGAAACAATATAGGAGATGGGAAGTATTGGTTGGATATACCGTTAACGAACTGATAAATCATTTAGAAAAACAATTTGACGGTAAAATGAGTTGAGATAATTATGGAAGTTATTGAGACGTAGACCATAGAAAACCAAGAAGTTTATTCCACTATGAAAACGCAGAAGACCCAGAATTCAAAGAATGTTGGTCATTAAAAAATCTACAACCATTAGAACATAAAGAAAACTTGAGAAAGGGAAATAGACGGGTTGATGTATATATTTAACTTAAAATCATTGAGACGTTATGGTAAGTGTCCGAGAAGGAACTCTCATATTAAAAATATTGGCATATAGCCAACAAAAAAAAGTTATGGAAAATATCCAAAACACCGAGGCTACGCCTCAAGAAGAACTGGAACTTCAAAAAATCCCAGTACTTGATGAAGTCAAAGCTTCCCTTATAGAGAAGTTTGGACTGGACGAGGAATTAGACAGTGAACTTCTAAACAAGCTAACTGAACACGAACTCGAATCAAGAAAGTCAATGTCTACTGCTATCAAGCAAAAGATTAGTTGACGAGAGAAAGCTACTTCTCTAACAGAGCAAAAGCCAGTGGAAAATCCACAAACAACTCCTAACGACAAGCCACAACCAATTCCTGACAACTTTGACGAGATGTTAGAAAAGAAGTTGAATGCAAAGCTTGAAGAAAAGGAGTTAAACTCATTAGATTACAGTGATGAACTGAAAACTAATGTTAAAGCTTATGCAAAAGCTAACAATATGTCAATCAGCGAGGCAATCAAGTCTCCTTATATGGACTTCTTAAAGTCAGAGGAAGACAAGAAAGCAAGAACTGAAGACGCATCATTAGGTAATAAGCGTAGAGCCCCAAGTAGCTCTGATTTGACGAAAGTAGATCCTACAAACTTTGATATGTCTACCGACGATGGTAGAAAACAATGAGAAGAATGAAAGAAAGTAAATCGTAAATAAGAGTTATATTGGTTTAATAAAATTAAACTTTGAATATGGCTTTTACTGATAATAGTTTAACAGCCTTCAATCAGATTCACTGAGCTCCTACAATGCAAGACATGTTTTTCAAGGAAAACGTTGCCTTAGCTATTTGTAACACAGAACTCCGTGATATTTTGGTTGATGGAACAAGGGTTCAACGCCCTTATAGAAGTGGTCTTAAATCACAAACATATACAAAAGGAACTGAAATCTCAAGTTTTAACGCCGTAACAGGTACAGAAGAGTACTTGGACGTTGACACAACTCGTTTAGTTTCTTTCTATGTCGATGATCTGGATACAATGCAGAATAAATGAAACACAGTTGATTTATATGCTGCTGATGCTCAAAAGAAATTAAACAACGATATTGACCAAGCTATTTTCTCCTTATACTCAAGTGCTGGCTCTTACATTTCAGCACAAGACTTAGGTGGAACTGGTACAGGTGCTATCGCTGTTACTTCTGGTAATGTATTCACAGTATTCACAACTGCTGCTAGAATTTTGAACAAATATAACAGAGGTCTTACAGAAAGATTTGCTGTTATCGGACCAAGATTACTCCAAGAATTACAAGGAACAATTGCTGGTCGTGAGACAGGATTTGGTGAAACTGTTGGTGCTAATGGTCGTGTTGGTAATAGATTTGGTTTTGAACTTTATCTTTCCAACAACATTCCATTCTCAACAACTGTTGTAACCTCTGGTATTCCTACCGACGGACAAAAGTTCTATGTTGACGGAGTAACATTTACTTGAGAAGCACATGGTACAAATTGTGCCTCAGCTGGTGAAGTTGATATTGGTACATCCGAAGATGAAGCTTATGCTAACTTAGTATTGGCTATCAACGGAACAACTGCTGGTACAACTGCAACTTATTGCGATGTTTCTGCTGATGACAGAGAAACATTAAATCAAGGTGGTATTTCTGCTTCTTACACAACACACGCTTTAATCATTTCCGGTTATGGTGATGTCGTTGTAAGTTATGGTGATACTTCAAACGTAACTTCTGTTACAACCACAAGCTATCCTATCTTTGGAATTAAGAAATCAATTGATTTTGTTATTCAAAAATCTCCTATGGTAGAATTTAGAACTTGTGAGAATTACTTAGGTAAAAAGGTTTATGCCCATACAACCTATGGTAAGAAAGTATTTACTAAAGAAAAGAAAGGGTTAGTTTACCTAAAAATGGACGCCTCAAGTTGGATATAGTTAGATACTAAAATATCTTTAGGGGCTTAAAAACCCCTAGAGATAGCCCTATGGGCAATTGGTAAGTTTTCCTAGTCGGGAAACTCTTAATAAAAATAAGACAAAAATATGGCTAAAACATTAAATCGTGCTATCAAGCTTTGTGGCGAACCAAGGACTATCTCTGGTATCGGTATGAATATCTTGGAGTATGATATAAATTCAAACGTATTATTAGCTAGAGGTGCTACAGTCCCAGTTGATGGAACTGCTGGCTATGCTGTCGGTTGTATCTTTATTGATACAGATGGTGGTATTGGCACAACAACCTACACCAATGACGGATCAATCACTTCTTGTGATTTCAACGTATCATTAGGTGGAACAGGTGATATTACTTCTGTTACTGCAGGTGCTGGTTTGACTGGCGGTGGTGCTTCAGGAGCTGTTACCTTAAACGTAGCAAACACAGACGGTAACATCACAGTAGGTGCTGATTCTATTGACTTTGCATCTACACTAGCTTTTGGTCCAACAACAATAACTGGAGCTACTGGTGCTAACGGAAACGGTATTTTAGTAAACCAAACACCTGGAGCAACTGGAAAACATCAGGGTATCAAGGTTGTGGTAACACAATCAGCCGCTGGTGATGATTCAAACTCTGGTGTCCGAGCAGACATTGTTAAATCAACAACCGCTGCTATCGGAAACTTGTATGGTGGAAGATTTGCTATTGATATGCAAGCCAATCCAACATCACAAGGACACACAACTGGTTTGTTTACAGAGGGTAAAGTTTCAACGGCAGTTAATCTTACTTCCGTAGCGACATTCTCTTTGACTGGATCAGCTGGTGGTGGGAGTACACCTTTATTGTTATTACAAGATAACTCTACAGATAAGACAAATACAGTTATGACCATTGGTAATGCTGATAATTTGTTCGGTACAGGAGCTAAAGATAATACTAAGGCAGTAGCTACTGGACTAACCGCAGCAACCGCAGCAGGAGCAATAACAGCTTCTCTACGAGTTAATGTTAATGGAACAGTTTATTACATTCCATTAATGGCAGAAGGAGGTTTAGCTTAAACTTATTGTTTATCTAATTTACTATTCTTAGTTAAACTTTTCTTTCCTGGGGCTTTCTTTAATAAAAGCAAACCTCAGATAGAAAGGCTTAATAAAAAACTAAATTAAAAAAAATGGAAACATATATGAATAATTACATCACATTGGCTGCTCCTACTACAACAGCAATTGCTACTGGACCAACAATATTGCATTCAATAGTAATTAACAAATGTGCTGCTAATGGAGTAATCACTGTTTACGATGGCGTAGATGCTACTGGCACTGTCAAGGCTATTATCACAATGCCTGCTACATTACTAAAAAATCAAGAGACAATGATTTACGATACAGTTTTCAATAAAGGAATTTGTATTGTTACATCAGGTGCGGCTCAAGATATTTCGGTGATGTACAAACCTGCGTATTAATAAATAATTAAAATCTAACTATGGGAACAGTAATTGAAAGTACAGATATCAAAGTGTATTTATCAGGTGGGGCAGGTAATACTTCCCCTGCGGCATCTCTCG